ATGCAGACCATTGGTGAAGAAGGCATTGCACTGATTAAGTTTTTTGAGGGTTGCAAGTTGAACCCGTACACCTGTCCTGGGGGAGTATTGACCATTGGCTATGGCGAGACGGGCAAGCACGTTACGCCTGATATGTGTCTTGCCAATGAGCAGGAAGCGGATGCGATGTTACGTGCACGCTTAGCGAAAGAATTTGAGCCAGCGGTGCGGCGTTATGTGCGTGTGCCACTCAAGCAACAGCAGTTTGATGCGTTGGTATCGCTGAGCTTCAACATTGGTGCGGGGGCGTTTCATCGCTCGACCTTGCTAAAGCGGCTCAATGCCGGTGATGTGGCTGGCGCGTTGGAGCAATTTCATGTGTGGAAATGGGCGGGCGGTCGTGTGCAGTCGGGTTTAATCATCAGGCGTGCTGCCGAACGTGCATTGTTTGAAGATGGTGACTGGCGTACCGAAGCGGAGAAACAGCGTGCCGCTTTGAAGAGCAAGGGCCGCCGTGATTGATCCCTCGCTGCTGCCTGCCTGGTGGAAGGAGGCGTTTTATGTGGGCTTAGCGATGGCCACGGGGACGCTGAGTTACGTCATGCGTGCACTGGACGCTAAGCAGAGGCTGGCGGTTTCCCGCGTGCTGATTGAGGGCGGATGGCTTACACATTGGTAGAAAACCAGCAGTACAACGCAGTACGGCTATTTTTATCTTGTCGTGGATGATGGGAGCGACGCGACGCCTTCCAATTTGCTGTCGACAATCTATAACGCCATCGACGCAGTGCGCCCGCTGACCAGCACCTTCGGCGTGTTCCCTCCGTCCGTGGTGCTAGCAGACGTCAGCATGACGATCACCACAGCCGCAGGCTATGACCACGCAGCGACGGTCTCGTTAGTGGGAACGGCCTTGCAAAACTATATTAATTCGTTGCCACTGGGCACGCCGCTGGCGTGGTCGCGGCTAACACAGGTCGCTTACGACGCCTCCCTAAGCGTCACAAACGTTTCGGCAGTACGCCTCAACGGTGACACGGCAGATATTGCGACCACTCACCAGCAGGTCGTGAAGGCCGGAACAGTCTCGGTGGCTTGATATGGCAACAGGTGACCAAACCGACATCTTTAGGCGCATCAAGGCGCTGCTCCCGCAATGGTTCAGCGACAACACGCCGGTGCTTGATACGCTGTTGCGCGGCTTCGCCTACGCCACGGCGTTCGTGTATGTTCTGATCGCCTATGCGGCACGTCAAACCCGTATCAAGACAGCAACCGACGGTTGGTTAGACATGATTGCGGTTGACTTTTTCGGCGCGTCGCTGCTGCGCAAGCCTGGGCAGTCCGATGCATCGTTTAGGGGGCGCATCCTTGCCGACCTGTTCCGCGAACAAGCCACTCGAAACGGCCTTGTGAAGGTGTTAACTGCACTGACAGGCCGCGCTCCGCGCATCCTTGAGCCGCAGCGGCCTCTGGACACCGGAAGCTATGGCGGGCCGCTCATCGGGTACGGTCTGGCGGGCGGATATGGGTCAATGCTGCTGCCGTATCAGGCGTTTGTGACCGCATTCCGGCCAGCAGGCACGGGCATCCCCTACGTAGCAGGCTACGGCACCCCAAACGGCGGCTATGGGCAAGCTTCGCAAGCAGAACTAGCCTCAATACGCATGATTCAGGACGCTGTGACCGATGCGGACATTTACGCGGCCATCGACAGCGTCAAACCCGCCGGAACGATTGTCTGGACGCACATCAGCAATTAGTAACGTAGCCACCCATCCCCATTCACTTAACCTGGCTGCCTTCGTGCAGTTTTTTTCTTTACTGGAGACTTCATCTTGGATCGTCAAACCGTCTACGCCGGTGCTATCCCACTGGAAACGGATTTACTGAACACCAACCGTAACGCACTCGTTGGCCTTGGAAAGCTCGCCGCCGCTATGCTCGGTACGAGCACGCTGGTCAATGGCCTGGCGTGTGTTCCGACGGCACCGGCGACGTTGCATGTGCAGGTTCTTCCTGGCGAGATTTACAGTCTGCAAAACCTCGATGGCACCGCCTACAGTTCACTGGCCGCCGACACTACACACCAGATCATCAAGCAGAGGCTGATTCTTGATGCGGTGACGTTGAATTGTCCTGCACCGACCACGAGCGGCTATAGCGTCAATTACTTGATTGAAGCGGCGTATCAAGATTTTGACGACAATCAGCTCGTATTGCCGTATTACAACACCAGCAATCCGTCGCAGGCATACTCCGGCCCCAGTAACAGCGGCACGGCGCAAAGCACCGTGCGCAAAGGGACCTGTGCGGTCCAGATAAAGGCGGGTATCGCGGCGGCCACGGGCACGCAGCCAACCCCAGCAGTCGAAAGCGGCTACGTCGGTCTGTGGGTGGTGACCGTGGCCTACGGCCAGACGCAGATCACGACAGCTAAGCGGCCAATGCGCCTTTCCTGCCCGCGGGTGGCATCGTGCCGAGTGTCCAGAACAGCGCGTTTAACTACGCGCTGGATACCGGCACGGCGAATACGTATTTAGTGTCTTAATCTCCTCCGGTAACGCAGCTGACCGATGGGATGGTGCTGTCGTTCCGCATCAACCGCGACCATGTGCGCATGGTGCTAACAGTGCGCTCGGAGAAATACCGCCCACTGATGGAGGCACCGTGATCGCCATAACCCCGATCGACTTTTTACCGTGGCGCATTGCAGTCGTGCTAATTGGCATTGCAGCCATGATCAGCATCGGTGCAGCGTGCAGCTACAAGGCAGAGGATGCGCACTACGCGCCGCAGCAAATGAGAAGATACAGGCGCTCACCATGACCAATAACACATTAACTGCGTCGCTCAAGAAGCAGAACCAGACCATCACCAATCTGCAAACGGAAGCCAGACGACGTGAGCAAGCGGCCACGGCAACCATGCAGCAAGCGCGACAAATCACCATGCAAAGCTAGAACCGCGCCGTTAGGGTGCTGCTGCGTAAACCGCCTGCGGGTGTGAATCAGTGCGTTGCAGCGCAAACCGCATTTGATGAGGAGTGACACAATGAGCGAGGCGCACAATGAACAGCACACGGCTTAGCGTTCTGTCCGGATTGCTGCTCCTTCTCGCCGCTTGTGCGACCACGACGCCCGTACCCGCAACTCCGATAGAAGTCAGTACGCCAGTGATGGTGCCGTGCAAGATACCGATACCGCAACGCACGCCCTTTGCCGTGGATCCGCTCCCCATCGATGCCAGCATTTGGGATCAGATGGCCGCATTGCGCGCCGAGCGATTGCAGCGGATAAGCTACATTGAAGAGTTAGAAGCGACCGTTAAAGGCTGCCAGTAATATAATCACCAGCACTTTAATACATGCTTATTACATTCATTGCGGAGTATTTCGATAAATTAATTCATTATTTTATATATAATAATAAATGCATTTAAATTCTCCCAAATGGGCATCTGCTCAGATGATTAGAAGCCAACGACCTTACTTAGAGTCATCCTTCTTTTCCTTTAGACTCCCATCAGGATTGAGATGAGTATCTATATAACGATACATTAATAATAAGGATGTGGAGAGCGCAACCGCAAGTATCGCTGCACTACCAAGATCCAATGAAGAAATATCCAAATCCGAGATCGAAATCATTGAACCTAAAGACACGAAAAGAAAAGTAATAGTTGCAGAAATCTTCCCTACAAGTCGTCCACCAGGCCTAGGAAAGCGCGATGCAACAAGACTATAAAATGCAATTATCATCGTCTGAAATTTATTCATTTTATCACCGTTAAAAGTGGGCACCAAAAAGCATGGTGCCCACAAAGCATCATGAGTTCACAGAGAAAATTAACTTAGAATCTAGTAACATGAGGTATTGATGGTTTGAGAATCCATCAATCTCTGACCAATGTATCTCCCAATCCCCCAACCTAACCCCCAAGAAAACCCTATAGCACCTCCAAAAAGGCCTAATCGGGATGCACCCGCCACGGTACCGGTGGCGGCATAGCCTATAACTGTCCCAATAACAGAACCTGTTTCGAAATCCTTAATCGGGCCAGCGCCATCGACTTGCATTATTTCAGAAGTTGATAATTCACGTATATTCATCAT